AGGTCAGCAAGTTCAAAGATGAGGTTTATCAATACATCTGGAACGAAAAGACAGGCGAGCCAGTGAAAGAGAATGACGACGTGCTTGATGCGGTGCGTTATGCGATTTACTCACAACATTCGCAACCAAAAGCAACCGTTAAGAGAAAATCTCTTTATGGTTTATAGAAAGGAATTAAATGTATCAGATTTTAACTTATCCGAGAGAGGGATATGACGAAACAGCTTTGAACAAGAAATTGATTTATAAGCTGATTCAGAAACACACGCAAGAACGCCAGCGTTTGAAGGGTTTGAAGAAATACTACATGGGTGAGCATGCTATTTTAAATCATGAGCGACGAAACAAGAACGCTCCAAACTTTAAAACAGTAGCAAACCATGCGAAAGATATTTCGGACACTGCCACAGGTTACTTTATGGGCAATGCTGTTAAGTACAACAATACTGCCGAAGGTGATATCGAATCCTTGTTGGTAGCATTCGACGGTGCTGAGATTGACCAGGTAGATACACAGAACGCTTTGAATATGTCTATCTATGGACGTGCTTACGAATACATCTATGCAAAAGAAGGATTGACTGAACTTGATTCGACTAGTGTAGATCCCGAGAATGTATTCCTGGTTTATGATGATAGCATCGAACGTAAGGTTCTATTTGCGGTTTATTACTACGAAATCAAGGATGATACAAAGGATGCTACCAAGTATCAAGTGGAAGTCTTTACTCAAAATCTGCACTATCACATTGTGCTGCATGATTCAAGTGCAGGAACAACACAGAATGAACAAGTAGAACCTCACAATCTTGGTCAGGTTCCAATCATTGAATACCGAAACAATCATTTCGCGATTGGTGATTATGAGCAACAGATTAGCTTAATCGATGCTTATAACTCGTTGATGGGTAATCGTGTCAATGACAAAGAACAAGCAGTTGAGTCTATTCTTGTATTATACGGAGCGCAATTGGCTGACAACCTGGAAGATGCTAGAGAAGCAATGAGAATCCTTGCTGAAGAAGGACTTTTAGAGTTGCCAGCAGATGCCAAGGCTGATTTCTTGAAGAATGCTTTGGACGAGGGCGCTACTGAAATCTTGCGTAAGGCTCTGAAGGAAGACATCTACACATTTAGCCATGTGCCAAATTTGACAGATGAGAACTTTGCAGGCAATAGCTCGGGCGTAGCCATGGAATTCAAGCTATTAGGCCTTGAAATGATTACTAAGACCAAAGAAGCGAACTACAAGCGAGGCCTTAGACAGCGTATTGCCATCTTCGCGCATTATCTAGGTATGCAGCAGATTGCTCTTGAGGCACACTCAATTGTGCCACAGTTTAGCCGTGGTTTACCTAAGAACTTACTTGAATTGTCACAGGTTATCAATAATCTTGAAGGCAAGGTGTCACTTCGTCAGCTTATTTCTCTCTTACCATTCGTCGAGGATCCTGACGCTGAATTGGAAGACCTCGAAGAAGAGAAAGAAAAGAACATGGAACGTGTGCCATTCTTTAACCAGGTTAACACGAAGCCGGACGAAGAGGTGACAGATGAAGAACGAGGACTATTGGACCAAGAGGAAGGCTAATCTCATCTATGAGCAGATGGACAAGGCCGAGAAGCAAGCGGATAAGTTTGACAAGGTCTACGAAGAAGCCAAGGCTTACCTTGACAAAGAAATAAATAAAATCTTTGATAAATTTCAGCGTGATTACGGTTTAAGTGAGAATGTTGCTCGTCAGGTCTTAAAGACTATGAAGAATAAAAAAGACCTAGCTGAATTACGCAGAATGCTTGAAGCTAGACCCAATGACCCGAACATACAACGGTTACTTGCTGACTTAGACAGTCCAGCTTATTCTTTCCGTATGAAGCGCCTAGAGCGTTTGAGCGACGATTTAAACCTTATGCGTAGCTCTATCTATCTTTCTGAAAAACAAGGCTCAGATGAGTTCTATGGCGACCTCATGAAGGATAGCTATTACAAGGCTACTTTTGACTTACAACAACAGACAGGATTGGCTTATCACTTCTCTGGGCTACCTGAAACTGAAATCAAGCGTTTAAAGGCTCTTAAATGGTCAGGAGATGCCTATTCTGACAGGATATGGTCAAACACAGGGGCGCTTGCTTCAAGCGTGAAAGACGAGCTTTTAGTAAGTCTTATGACTGGTCGAAGCGTAAGAGATACATCTCAAGCAATCGCTGAACGGTTTGAGGTCGGGAAAGGCAAAGCAAGACGTTTAGTTCGCACTGAGTCAGCGTTCTTCCATAACCAGATGGAACTGCTTAGCTATGAAGATGCTGAGATTACAAAGTATAAATTCGTAGCAGTCTTAGACAAGCGCACGTCTCACATTTGTCAACAACACGACAACAAGGTCTATAATACAGACGAGGCCGTACCTGGTGTGAACTATCCACCTCTACATCCATGGTGCAGATCTACGACCATCGCTCATGATGACGATATAGACTACAGCAAGTTAGAGCGCAGGGCTAGAAATCCAGAGACAGGCAAGGTCGAGTACGTACCTGCTGATATGACTTACGACGAGTGGTATAGCGAATATGTTGCGAAAAGAAAACAAAAGGGGTATAATCAAGGTACAAGGGAAACTAAAGCAAGATTCTATAGTGAGCAACTGTTGTCCAAGATTTCGAAAGCCGAGCCAAAAATCACAAGCGATATGCAACGTATTGCTGGTGAAAATAAACTCGCTGGTCTTGAATTTCGGAAGAAAACAGCTGAGTCATTAGCTCGTAAAATTACAACAGATAGCCAAGCTGAAAATATAAGTTTATCAAAGGCTACAAGTAAAATTAACGATGCTTTGCGGTATACAACTATTTTCGATCCCGATACTTTTGCAAAAGAGTATTTAAAGATGAAACAGGAGCTTATTGCAGAGGGTTATAAAGTTGTTAAAGTAAAAAATACTTGGCTAATAGATGGACCATATAAAGGTGTGAATACAGTCGTTGAAAAAGATGGTATCAACTTTGAAATGCAGTATCATACTCAGGAAAGTTTTGATTTAAAGAATGGTCCATTACATGAGCTTTATGAGAAATATCGTGATACGAATATATCTGATCGAGAACGTATGAAATTATTTAAAGAAATGCTTAATTTAAGCAATGAGCTTGAGATTCCTAAAAATATAGAGAGGGTGAAGTGATATGAAAGATATTAAATACTACCACACAACGACGAACAATCCTCAAGTGCTTCGTTTAATTGATGGTGTCATGCAAGTTTTTGATATCGAAAAAAAGTGGGTTGATAGCATTGATTGGTTTAATAAAATCTTTTTCAATGACTTCACGGATTTCGAAGAAATTCCAGAAAGGGATGCATTTGCTTATATCGACAGGATGGTAGCGGCATGATTGATATTGCCTTAGCTATTGCAAAAAAAGCACATGCAGGTCAGATGGATAAAGCGGGTATTGATTACATACAACATCCTCTCTATGTGGCCAGCCAAGTCAAAACTGAACAAGAAAAAGCTGTCGCTCTTTTGCATGATGTAATTGAGGATAGTGATGTAACTGCCGATGATTTATTGGCGTCGGGTTTGTCAAATGAAGTTGTTACAGCAGTACAAATTTTGACAAAGAAAAAAGGTCAAAGTTATCAAGAATATCTTGAAAAAGTGAAATCAAATAATTTAGCAAGAATTGTAAAACTTGCAGATTTGAAACACAACTCAGATTTATCACGTTTGAAATCCGTTACCAATACAGACTACGAGCGTGTTAAAAAATATAAAAATGCAATTCACTACTTAAGCACTTAGAATAATCTAGGTGCTTTTCTTATGCTCAGAAAGGAGACAAAATGTTCATTTGGGAATGGGTGTCAATCGCTTTCGGGTGGTTGGTATTCTTGTTGTTAATCTTTATTATTCTGGCCGTGATCAGCGGAATAATTGAAGGTGTAAAGAAAGGATCGAAGAAATGAAATATAGAAAGAAACCAGTAGTCATTGAGGCCGTTCAGTTCGTAGATACTGAAGAATCGATTTTAAAATTGTCAGAATTAGGATTAGATCCAGTTCGGATTGATTATGCTGACCTAGATAATCCAATTTTAAAAATAGAAACACTTGAAGGATTGATGA